AACACCAACTCCTGTTGACCCACAAGCGAACGAAGAACCAGCGGAAGATTTGCCATTCTAAATTTAATTAAGCATGGATACTTTTAAACATATTGTATCCATGCTTTTTTTTTATAAACAAATTAAAAAAACAAAATGAAACCAGTGATTGCAGAAAAATTAAAAGAAGCGTTAGTTAAAAAATATGAAGCAGAAATTGCTGATGCCGAAGCAAGACTTTATGTTTATTTCACAAATCCTGTTGGGATTGGTGAGCATCCACAACACACAGAAGAGATGGATAATTTAGTTGGACAACTTACAGACGCAAAAGACAAGTTGGAAACTATAACAAATTTTAAAATTTACGAACTATAATGGCTATTAAAAAGAACGACTTTAGTTCACTTAAAAAGAAATTTTCCACATCGGCAAAGTATAAACCACAAAGATTCTTTGACCTTGGTGCACCGTTTTTGGATGCGGTTGGTTTACCTGGACCCGCGATGGGGCACATCAATATGTTCTTAGGACATTCAGATACGGGTAAGACAACAGCATTGGTTAAGACTGCGGTTGATGCTCAAAAGAAAGGTATCTTACCTGTGTTTATTATCACAGAACAAAAATGGTCTTTTGACCACGCTAAGTTAATGGGGTTTGAATGTGAAGAAGTTGTTGATACAGAAACGGGAGAATTAGAGTGGGACGGTTTTTATATATTCAATAATAACTTTGATTATATTGAACAAATCACAGATTACATCAATGATTTATTAGATGCTCAAGAAAAGGGTGATTTAGATTATTCATTGTGTATTATGTGGGACTCAGTTGGTTCTGTTCCTTGTAAAATGACTTACGAAGGTAAAGGAGGTAAACAACACAATGCAAGTGTTTTAGCCGATAAGATTGGTATGGGTATTAACCAACGTATTTCAGGTTCACGTAAAGCAGACTCTAAATATGAAAATACCCTAATCATTGTTAACCAACCTTGGGTTGAATTACCTGATAATCCGTTTGGACAACCTAAAATTAAGGCAAAAGGTGGTGAAGCTATTTGGTTGAATTCTTCATTAGTTTTCTTATTTGGAAATCAAAAAGGTGCTGGTACTACAAAAATTACCGCAACTAAAGATAAGAGAACTGTGAAGTTCGCATCAAGAACTAAGGTGTCTGTTATGAAAAATCACATTAACGGACTTGGTTTTGAAGATGGAAAGATTATCGTAACACCACACGGTTTCTTACCAGGAAAAGAAGCTTCCGAAGAAAAGGCATCAATCGAACAATACAAAAAAGAATATGCTGAATATTGGAAGGAAATAATCGGAGTTGATGGTGACTTTGATTTGAAATCAGAAAAAGAAGAAGTAGAGTAGTAATAATTAAAAAACAAAAAAGTGACAAAAACCTTATTGGTTGATGGAAACAATTTGATAAAAATTGGTTTTCACGGAGTGAAAGATTACTTTCACAATGGACAACATATCGGTGCTATTTGGCACTTTTTAAATACTTTAAGAAAGTTCTTGGAAGAAAACAACTATAATAAAGTTGTTGTATTTTGGGACAGTGATACGAATTCATCTCAAAGGAGGATTATATACCCGAAGTATAAATTAAATCGTAGAAACGATTCTAATGAGTTTAAACAGGCTTCTTACGAAAGTCAGAAACAACGTGTTAAACAATATCTTGAAGAGATGTTTGTTAGACAAGTTGAAGTTGAACACTCAGAAGCCGATGATTTAATTGCTTACTACTGCCAAATTTCTGAAGACGAGGATAAAACAATTTTCTCAAGTGATAGGGACCTTACACAATTAATTTCTGAAAAGGTAACTATCTATTCACCATCCGCAAAAAGATATTATAAGATGGGGGACACAATCAAAATGAGTGATTTTGAAGTTCCCCACTTTAATGTCAAAACAATCAAAATCCTCACGGGAGATTCATCCGACAATATTGATGGTATTTTTTATTTAGGTGAAAAGACATTATTTAAGTTTTTCCCTGAGCTACTTGAAAGAGTGGTAGAAATACCCGATATTTTAACAAAAGGTGAGGAACTTCTTAAAGAAAATAAGGACAACAAATCATTACAAAACCTTTTATCAGGTAAGACAAAAGAGGGTGTATTTGGTGAAGAATATTATGTAATAAACAAAAAACTAATTGATTTAGATGAACCACTCGTAAATCAAGAAGGTAAAGATTTAGTTGATACATATTACTCAGAATCATTAGACCCTGATGGTAGGGGGTATAAAAACCTAATTCGTATGATGATGGAAGATGGGTTATTTAAATACCTACCAAAACAAGATGACGGTTGGATTTATTTTTTGAAGCCGTTTTTAAAGTTAACAAGAAAAGAAAAGTCAAAATTCAAAAACAAAAAGTAAAATTATGAAAGAACAAAATGACGTAACTAAAGTTGAATTTCTTATCACATTAAATGATAATTTTGTGGTTCAGAGATTCTTTAATGTCAAAGGGTTTAACCCAAAAGCAAAAGGTAGTGTAGAACTGATGAACTACATGTTTGATTTAAGAACCGACTTACAAACAAAACTTAGAAATAAGTGTGCGGTCTACATGTTGGAAAATAGATTCCAAATCGAGGAGGACTCGGCGGTATTAGATACATCAAATACCGATGGACCTGAAAGATTTAACATTATTTTAAGAGTCGGAAATGAGACAATTTGTCACTATATCATCGACGCTAAATTGTACCCACCAAAGGTAAGATATACGCTGGATGTACGACCATCCATAAAAAACATATTAAGAGAGCTTACTGACATTTTTTCAGCTAAAAATTTATCTTACAATTACCTAAACTATTCGTTAGTTTAATCATATTTATCATATACAAAAAGAAAAAAATCATAGAATATGTCAGACAAAAAGAGCTTCGGATACTTAGGAAATACCTTTCAAATTCAGTTGTTAAACAACATCATATTATACAAGGATTTCTCAAATTCCATTCTTGAAGTCATTGACCCACATTACTTTGATAACCAATATTTTCGTATCATCTGTCAAATGATTAAGGAGTATTATTCAAAATACGAACATACTCCTACATTTGATACCTTAGAACAACTTACAAAATCAGAAATCTCTTCTCCGATGGCTCAGAAGAGTGTTTTGGATACATTACAACAAGTAAAAGATGTATCTGATGAAGGTTCAATATTTGTTCAAGAGAAGTCATTAAAATTCTGTAAACAACAAGAGTTACAGAAGGTTATGACTAAAGCCCAATCAATTATTGATAAGGGTGATTTTGAAAGTTATGACCACTTGGAAGAAATGGTAAGAGGAGCCTTACAGGTTGGTGAAGTTGATAAAGGAACAACCGATGTTTTCTTTAACCTTGATGAGGTTTTAGATGACGATTACAGACACCCAATTCCAATTGGAGTACCCGGTATTGATAATCTTCTTCGTGGAGGTTTGGCAAAAGGAGAAATTGGCGTTATCTTAGCACCTACAGGAGTTGGTAAGTCTACATTTACTACAAAAATTGCAAACCACGCATTCAACTTGGGTTATAATGTTTTACAAATATTTTTTGAAGACAACCCAAAAATTATCCAAAGAAAACACATCACTCTTTGGACTGGAATGCACCCTGACGATTTAACAGAAAATAGAGAAGATGTTCTTGAAAAAGTAAGACACATCCAATCTACAAGAAAAAATAAATTGATAATGAAAAAGTTACCATCAGATACGGTCACTATGAACCAGATTAAAAATCAGGTTAGAAAAATGATTGCTGAGGGAACTAAAGTAGATATGATTATCTTGGACTATATCGATTGTGTAGTTCCTGATAAAATGTTGGGAGATGAGTGGAAAAGTGAAGGTTCGGTTATGAGAGCATTTGAGGCAATGTGTCACGAATTGGATATTGCTGGTTGGACAGCAACACAAGGAAATCGTAATTCAATATCGTCAGATGTTGTTACGACAGACCAAATGGGTGGGTCTATTAAAAAGGCTCAAGTTGGTCACGTAATCATTACGGTTGCTAAATCATTACAACAAAAAGAAATGAACTTGGCAACAATAGCGATTACAAAATCAAGAATCGGTAAAGACGGTATTGTGTTTGAAAATTGTAAATTTGACAACGCACTACTTGAAATAGATACAGAACAAAGTGTTACTTTCTTAGGTTTGGAAGAACAGAAAGAAGAAAGAAACAGAAGTAGAATCAAAGAGCTTTTAGAAAAGAAAAAGCAAAAAGAACAACAATCTTAAATTAATTAAAAACTATGGAAAAAATATTAACAGAAAATCCTGGTAGGTTTGTCATCTTCCCAATCGAACACAACGATATATGGGAATATTACAAACAACACCAAGCCGCATTTTGGACGGCAGAAGAAGTCGATTTAACAAATGACATCAGAGATTGGGAAAATTTAACAGACAATGAAAAATTCTTTATTAAGAATGTATTGTCGTTTTTTGCAGCTTCAGATGGTATTGTAAATGAAAACTTGGCTGAAAACTTCTACCGAGAAGTTCAATATCCTGAAGCTAAGTTTTTCTACGGATTTCAATTAGCAATGGAAAACATTCACTCATTAATGTATTCGTTATTGATTGATACGTACATCTCAAACGCTAAAGAAAAGGATGAGTGTTTCAATGCGATTGACAGATTACCTGCGGTTCAAAAGAAAGCTAAATGGGCATTAGAATGGATTGAAAAGGCATCATTCGCAGAAAGATTAGTCGCGTTTGCGGCTGTTGAAGGTATCTTCTTTTCAGGGTCATTCTGTTCTATTTTTTGGATGAAATCAAGAGGTATCATGCAAGGTTTATGTAATGCTAACTCACTTATCTTTAAAGATGAAAACTTACACTGTGATTTTGCAATTCATTTGTTGAATAACCATTTGGAAGAAAGACCATCTGAAAAACGAATTAAAGAAATATTACTTTCAGCATTGGAAATTGAAAAAGAATTTATTACTGAATCACTCCCAGTATCTTTAATTGGTATGAACTCAAACTTGATGAAACAATACTTGGAGTTTGTTGTTGATGGATTGTTAGTTAAGATGGGATGTAGTAAAGAATTTAACGTAGAACAACCATTTAAGTTCATGGAACAAATTGCGGTTGAAACAAAGGGTAATTTCTTTGAATCAAGAACAATGGAGTACCAAAAAGCTAAGTTAAACGAAACTATAACATTCACAGACGATTTTTAAATTTTATAACATGTCATTAAAAATAATTAAAAGAAATGGAGACCTTGTGGCATTTAACCCACAGAAAATTTACAACCGTGTAAAGCGCTCCGCAAAAGGATTAAGTGTTAACTCTGATGAGATTTTCATCAAAGTTATTACTTCTGTACCGACAGAAGGTAAAGTTACTACTAAGGAGTTAGATAAGTTGATTTATGAAATAGCAGCAGCATATACAGGTAGTCACCACGACTACTCAAGACTCGCTTCTTCAGTGGCTATTTCATCTTATCATAAAGAAACTTCAGATAGTTTTTGTGATACTATGAAAGTATTACACGGAGACGGTATCATTCACGAAGAGTTGATGAATAAGATAAATCAATATGGTGAAGAAAACATTGACTCTATTATCAATCATGAAAATGATTATAACTTTGATTATTTTGCTTGGAGGTCTCTACAAGAAATGTACTTGTTAAAAAGACCAAGTGGACAAGTTGTTGAAAGACCACAACATATGTATATGAGAGTTGCTTTGTGGGTTACAGATACGTTGGAGCAAGCTAAAGAATATTATACTTCTTTATCAAACCAACTAATCTCTAAGGCAACGCCTATCATGATTAACTCAGGTACTAAAGTTCCACAATTGGCATCTTGTGTATTACATTACAATGACTCTGATTCAAGAGAAGGTTTGTTAGGAACTTTGAGAGACATCTCAACATTCTCTTCAGATGCTGCGGGTATCGGACTTTCAATGTCAAATATCCGTAGTAAAGAAAGTAGAATTTCAACTTCAGGTGGATATGCCGGTGGACTTTTGAAATACTTAAAAATTGTAAATGAATCTCTCAGATTCTTTAATCAACAAGGTCGTAGACCAGGTAGTGCCGCAATCTATCTTGAACCATGGCACAAAGATATCTTTGACTTATTAGACATTAAAAAGAACACAGGTGCAGAAGAACTAAGAGCTCGTGATTTGTTTACGGCACTTTGGATTCCTGATAATTTTATGAAGGCAGTTAAAAACAATGCTGATTGGTATTTGTTCTGTCCTAATGACATTAAAAAGGCAGGATTAAAAGCATTACAAGAATGTTATGGTGAAGAATACGAAGAAGTGTATAACACGGCAGTTAGTATGGGTCTTGGTAAAAAAGTTAAAGCACAAGACATTTGGACTAAAATTGTTGAATCACAAGTAGAAACAGGTGTCCCTTATTTATGTTCTAAGGATAATGCTAATAGAAAAACTAATCACCAAAATATTGGGGTAATTAAACAATCTAACTTGTGTAATGAGATTTACCAATATACAGATGAAAAGACTACGGCTATTTGTACTTTATCATCTATGGTATTAAAAAACTTCGTAAAAGACGGTGAGTTTGACTTTAACTTATTGTACGAAGAAACACGTAAAGTTGTGAGGTCGTTAAACAAAGTCATTGACATCAACAACTACTCAACCGAAAAAGGACGTAGAGGTGGATTAGAACAAAGAGCTATTGCTATTGGAACACAAGGTTTAGCTGATGTATTTTATTTAATGGATTATACTTTCACATCTGATGAGGCAAAAAAATTAAATAAAGGTATTTTTGAAACCATCTATTACGCTGCCATTACAGAAAGTAACACATTATGTATGGACGGTAAGTACCAACCTTATGAGTTCTTCAAGGGGTCACCAATGTCAAAAGGTATTTTCCAATTTGATATGTGGAATGTTAATGAGACGGAACTTTCAGGAATGTGGGATTGGAACAAATTAAAGAAGAGTGTTTCTGACTATGGTGTTTGTAATTCACTATTCACCGCTCAAATGCCCGTGGCATCTTCAGCAAAAATCACAGGTTCTTATGAAATGACAGAACCGGCACACTCAGCAATTTTTAACAGAAGAGTTGTAGGTGGAGAAATCATGATTGTAAACAAATACCTCATCAATGACTTTGAAAAAATCGGTATTTGGTCTGAAGATTTGAAAAATGAAATTATCCTTAACGAAGGGTCAATTCAAAATATTAATTTCAATAATTACTTGGACCCAGAAGACAAGAACTATTTGAAGAAGGTAAAAAGAATTGAACACTTAATTCCTAAGTATAAAACAATTTGGGAGATTTCACAGAAACAACTAATTGATATGGCTGCGGATAGAGCACCATTCATCGACCAATCGCAGTCAATGAATATCTATATGGGTAACCCAACTTTATCTAAAATCACATCGTCACATTTCCATTCTTGGGAAAGAGGATTGAAAACATTATGTTACTATGTAAGAACCAAAGCAATTTCAACAGGAGCTAAACACTTAGCGGTTGACGTATCAAAAATACAACAACCTAAAGTTAAAGTTGAAGTACCAACTGTTAGTTACAATGATATGAACTTACCACCAAAACCAACAAATTCAGATTTTGAATGTTTTGGATGTTCATCCTAATCACGACACTAATCCCGACACTATGTCGGGATTTTTTATTTCATAACTATTTATTGAAAATATCACGACACTATATTTATTTAATATGGCAGATGGAATTACATACGGTATAAATTTCCCTTTTTTACAAAGTCCTAAAGGTAATTACTTAAAACTTACCGAAACTAGTGATGATGAGATTAGAACTAACTTGGTTCACTTATTGTTAACAAGAAGAGGTACAAGATACTTTTTACCTGATTTTGGTACTCGTCTATATGAATATATATTTGAACCATTAGATGGTACAACATTCGAGGATATCCGTGTGGAGATTGAAGAACAAATAAGTAAGTTCATACCAAATTTAACAATAAATAATATATCAATAGAACCATATACCGAAACTGATGAGGTTAGTGGTCAGTTAGACTACGAATTATTGGGTCAGGCTAGTATTTATCGTATACCTGGTGCTAATACAGTAGAATACAGTGCAAAAATAAAAATTGATTATACAAATGAAGCGAGAGCGTTTGGAAGTAGACAATTTGTAATAATAAACATTTAAGATGGCAAATAATAAAATAAATTATACCGATAGGGATTTTGAGTCACTAAGAGATGGACTGATTAACTATACAAAACAGTACTACCCTGAACTAATTCAAAACTTTAATGATGCGTCTGTATTCTCCGTTTTAATGGACTTAAATGCTGCAGTTGCAGATAACTTACATTATCATATTGATAGAAGTATACAAGAAACTGTTCTACAATATGCCCAACAAAAATCATCTATTTACAACATTGCAAGAACTTATGGTTTGAAAATACCGGGTTATAGACCATCAGTTGCTGTGGTTGATGTCTCAATCACTGTACCACCTCTTGGGGATGCTGAGGATTTTAGATATTTAGGTGTTCTGAGAGCAGGTTCACAATTTAATGGTGGGGGAACAAGTTTTGAGACCGTTTACGATATTGATTTTTCAACACAGTATAATCAAGAGGGGTTTGTAAATAGAACTAAAATACCAACTTTCGATTCTAACAACAAAATTATTAACTATGTTATCACTAAAAGAGAAGTTGTTGTTAACGGAACTACAAAAGTTTTCAAAAGAGTTATTAACCCATCTGATGTTGTTCCATTCTTTAATTTCTTTTTACCCGAAAGAAATGTTTTAGGGGTAAACGCGATAATTCAAAAAGATGGTACAAATTACCCTAATGTACCAAACTATACTGAATTTGTTACTTCAACAAACAGATGGTATGAGGTAGATGCGTTAGCGGAAGATACGGTTTTTATTGAAGACCCAACAAAACCTACTGACCAAGCGGGAAATAAAGTAGGAAAATATATTAAAACTGATAACAGATTTCTTACGGAATATACACCTGAAGGATTTATGAAAGTTCAATTTGGTGCTGGTACAACAACACCAAACGTTCAGTTAGCAAACTTTGCTAAAAATGGTATAAACTTAGACTTATCCAATTATCAAAATAATATTGGTTTAGGTTTAACGGTTCAACCAAATACAACATTATTCGTTCAGTATAGAACTGGCGGTGGATTAGCATCAAATGTTGGTGTAGGTGTTATAAATCAAATAGGTACTATAGATTTTGCAGTAACAGGTCCATCAGACACAATTAACTCAAATGTTGTAAATTCACTAACAATAACTAATGTAACCGCAGCTATTGGGGGAGCAAATCCACCATCAACTGAAGAGGTTAGAAACATGGTAGCATTCAACTTCTCGGCACAAAAAAGAGCGGTTACTGTAAATGATTACAAATCGTTGATTGATACGATGCCTGGTAAATTTGGAGCACCTTCTAAAGTTGCTATTACTGAAAACAATAATAAAATTACTATTCAGATTTTATCATACGACCAAAATGGTAAATTGACTCAAACCGTATCAAATGTTTTGAAAAGTAATTTGGCAACATATCTTTCTAAGTATCGAATGATAAATGATTATATTTCTATAGATGTTGCTAAAGTAATAGATTTATCTTTTGAAGTTTATATTGTCTTAGAATCAAACGTTAATCGCGGACAAGTAATTACGGAAGTAATCAATCAAATTTCAAATTATATGGCACCTGAAAATAGAGATTTAGGTGAAAACGTTAACGTATCTGATGTTAGAAGATTAATACAAAACACCGCTGGAGTACTCACATTAACTGATTTGAAAGTTTTTAACTTGGTAGGAGGACTTTATTCAACTTCTGAAACTTCACAAAGATATATAAATAAATCAACAAGACAGATAGAACTTATAGATGATACAATCTATGCTGAACCGACACAAGTTTATCAAATAAGGTTCGATAATAAAGACATTAAGGTGTTTGTAAAAAATCTATCTACTGTAGATTTCTCATAAGATTATTTATTTCCTGAAGGTCTAACCTATTTTTTTGAAAATGGGTAAAATAACTATTTATTTCTAAAAGACAAATGACCAAAAGCTATAGGATACGAACAGCACCAGGAACGGACAAAAATATAAGAGTCAATATTAACCAAGATTTTGACTTTTTGGAAATCTTATCCTTAAAATTAAGACAAGAAGATGTTTATACAAGATTTTGTGCCGACTATGGTGTGGTCACAGGACGTGTCATAGTAAATGGTGGATACGGTGTACCAAATGCAAACGTATCAATTTTTGTTCCTCTCGATGCTATTGATGAGAACGACCCAGTTATATCCACTTTATATCCCTATAGAAATGCTGACCAAAAAAACGAAGACGGATACAGATACAATCTATTACCTTACGTTAAAGAATATGACGGACACGTCCCAACTGGTACTTTTCCGGATAGAAATGATGTATTAACAAGAACTGAAGTTTTAGAGGTTTATGAGAAGTATTATAAGTACACGGTAAAAACAAATGAAAGTGGAGACTTTATGATTGTTGGAGCACCACTAGGTATTCAGTCTTTAGTTTTAGATTTAGATTTATCAAACATCGGTTGTTTTTCTTTGAGACCTGCCGATTTAATTAGGTCAGGTCTTGCTACATCAGAACAATTTAACGGAGACCAATTCAAATCATCTTCAGACTTAAGTTCTTTACCACAATTAGTAAACATCAGACAAGATATTGAAGTTACATCATTTTGGGGTGAAAATGAAATATGTAATATTGGTATAACAAGAGCCGATTTTGACTTAAGGGATTTTGGTATTGATATAAAACCACACGCAATATTCATGGGTTCTATATTTTCATCCTCTGATGAAGATTTTTTAGATAACAGATGTAAACCAAAAAAAGAAACAGGAAATCTTTGTGATTTAGTAACGGCCCCTGGAACTATATTAGCAGTAAGACAAACTATTGGATACGATAGTGACGGTAGACCGATACTAGAACAATATGTTTTACCTGATGGGGGTAAAGTAATTGACGATAATGGTACATGGTTGGTTGAGGTACCTATGAATTTAGATTATGTGACCACTAATGAATTTGGTGAACAAGTTTTATCTAATGACCCTGCGGTGGGTATTCCAACAAAAGGTAAGTATAGATTCAGAATCCAATATCAGAATGAATCTGGTATGGAAAATAACATTATGAGGGGTGACTTTTTAGTTCCTAATGTAAAAGAGTGGGGATGGTCTTCTTCTAATATAAACAACCCCACCGATTTAGACGCACAGCTATACTCTTACGCGTTTAGTTTAGATTGGAATGAGTACGGAGACCCAACAACAACTACAGGTGCTCAAATGATTCAAGAAGCTATAAATTGTGAAGATAGGTTTTATGAGTTTAACTATAACAAAGTATATACTATATCACATTTTTTAGACAGATGGAAGTGGGGAACAAATAGACTAAGACATTTAGGAATAAAAGATATAACGGATAGAACTTGTACAAGTAATGTAAATAAATTTCCAGTGAATGACGGTGTAAGGAATTTTGATTTCTTAGTTTTTATAATGAATCTTTTAATTACTATATTAACACCAACTTTTGGAAGTCTAATTATAATACTACACGTATTGGCGGTTATATATCCAATTATTAGGGCGATTATCAATTTGATACTATGGGTAGTTAACACTTTAATATATGGGATATGTCTCGTAGTAGCATTTTTATCTAAAAAATTAGACGAAGAAGATTGTAAAAAAACAACAATAACACCATTATCCAGCGAAAATCCATTCAAAAGGATATCATTACCTATGATGTCTTATCCTGATTGTGAGGCTTGCCCATGTGAAGACACGGCTTTACCACAAACACCAAACACAACTGTACAAAGTATAGATAGTACAATCTCATCTGTTAATAATAGTATTTTGGCGGATTTAAATTCTATTAGTTCTTACGAAGCATATATAGGTTCCGTAACCAACCCTAACGACCCATCATCTGCATCATTTTTAGAAGGGACAAGACAGATTTTTGCGGGTTATCAGAACCCAAGTACAAATAATAACTTAAATTATTTAAACAAAGTCCCTGTAACACAATACCCTTTAGGTGCTTCACCTGTTATGGGTAGAGACGTTCAGTTAGCTCAATCATTGAACTTAGCGAATTTAAGAAGTAGATATTTTGCCGGTGAAAACTATATCAAAACAACAGTAAGAAATACTAACCCAAGTACAAACGCGATTGACCCATCAACAACTTTTGATGATAGTGTTGTTATTCTTTTAGTTGACCCTAATACACCTATAGTACCGGGACAATTGTTGTCGTTTACCGATATAACTACTATTAATGACCCTAATATAACGGGTTTAACAAACGCAAATCAATTTAACACAAATAATATTACTGGTGCAACACCATTTAATAGTACCAATTTAGTTAATAAACAATTTTCTTGGATAAATCCTAATGGTAATATTCAAACAGGAACACTTAAACTTAATATAACAGAAAACGGTAAAGAGTATAAATTTAAGGCGGGTGTCGAATACTTCCAAGTAATTACAGGTGCAACAACAACACAACTTTCGGCTTCAACACACCCGACACTTGGATTATTAAATAAATACCTATTCAAAAAAACACAAGATTTTACCTTCGGTGTTGCTGGTGTTTTTCAAACACAAGGAGTGTACCCAATCGATTATTTGGATTTACATGAAAATATGCAAATTATCATATTAAATAGAGGTGTTGACCCGTATACTCAAAAACAAAACATTAGATACGATTTATCAAAATTATTTGGATATTCTTTTGGTTCAGGACCAATAGTTGAAGGTACTTATTATTTGAATGTACCAATTCAACCAAACACAGGACCAACAACCAGTCCATTATCGTATAACTGGTATTCGACATATAAGACACCTCAAACTCATAACGTCACAGGTAATACAAACACATCTCTTTATCACGAACCTTTTGGATTTACAGTTGATAGTACTTTATTTACGGCATTTACAAACAACTCAATTCATTATTATAGTTCGACCGATAAGAGTCAAATTAATTTCAAAGCCTTCAATACCGACATTTATGGTTTAGGGAATTTTACAAATAATACCGGAGCTAACGATGACTTCCCTAATGGTAATAATAGAATTGCTTTCCAATTCTATCTTAGTGCTACGACAAGTACTCCACAAGGATTAATTGAAGGTGGAACATTCATTACATCAACAGTTTCAGGTGGAACCGTATACGCTTAT